GATCCTTCATACTAGATCCACCATTAGGTCTTAGTTCGTTTAACCAGCCTTTAACGAGAAAACGTAATCCGATTAGCCCGCCTGATAGCACGGCCATAACGCCAGCGCCAAAGCCAGCCCATTCTGCTGGACTCATGCTTCATCTGCACCGATGCCATAAGCTGTATCGGATTTATCTAAAGCCCTAGCTGCTGGTCCTGCAAGTGCTGCTACTACCACTGATACAACTGGATCTAATCCAAGTTCATTACTTGCTAAGAAAGTTAAGAAAGATACTATAACCCCTCTAAAATAGGATTTAAGTACTGCCTTTTGTTTTTCTGATATTTTCATATTTTGCCCCCTAGTAGTGGTATATCGAACTCTCTGCCGTCTTTGTCGCCTAACTTTGTAAAGCTAATATGGATGTGCTTTGTGTGCTTATTAAAACCTTTGTACTTACGCCACTTAAAATTAAGTATCCTGCTGGCAATCATGCCATTATGGATTACGTAAGATATACGCTTATCGGTTTTCGCACATTTTCTGATCTGGTCAGCCAAATATATTGAGATCCCTTCGGATGAATCCAAGCGAGAATCCACATCAACGGCTCTGACACACCCAGATTTGTCTGGATTATGATCCGATTTGGTGGCGCTATGACGAGCATCACCAATCCACCCATCACTGGTAGAGCGGCGATCTGGATACCAGGTATCAATCTGATCTCTTAACTGTTTACCAGCTGCACACAGCCAGGGCTGTTTACTCATCCTCAGTTACAATCGGGGTGAATTGTGCCGCTTGCATAGCATCATAAGTAGATTTGAGCATTGAGGTAAATTCCCCGTTGCCTCGGTCAATAATGGCATATTGAGTGCCATCTAATTCACTTACTACAAAAGTTACATTATCCATTTTACAACTCCGCACTTAGACCGACATATGAACCTGAACCGTTTGCAAGAATATTTCCAGTATGACCAGCAGTAACACCCGATACTGTTCCATAAATCTGCGCTACAACTGTTGATGCTCTGTTAAATAAAACGCTAGTCATTGCCGTAGATGTTCCGATGTAGTTTGCAAAGAGAATTGCATTACTATCTAATGATGTTGGATTTGCTCTCATTGGTACTGGGAATTGTGCTTGTGCTTGTGCAATGGTTGTACTTCCAGCAAAAGCATAGTTAATTAAAATTTCATTTGCAGCACTGCCAGTCGCTCGCCAGTAATACCTTTGGCAAGCGGCTAACTCGCCTTGAAGTGTGCCAGTTGCGGTTTGGAAGGCTGTGGCTGTTGAACCCGCTTCTATCTGAAATCCCCATAAACCAATAGTTGCATTTTGGATACCGACAGCAGGATAACCAAGTGCTGCGATAGTTGTACCGCAAGAAGTCATTAAACCAAACTCTAGGTAATCACTTGTACCTATTGTCTTTCCTGATATGGAAGGTACAGAAATAGTTATTGAATATCTAGCCCACGATGTAGATATTGTCTGCAATGTTCCAGCCGTTGTAACTGTTGCTGATCCACCTGAGCCAAATACCTGATTAACATATCCACCGACTTTAGGAGTTCCGCTTGATGCTTTAGCCCAAAACGATAGTGTCGCAGTTTGATTAGCAAAGGTGCGAACACTTTCAATTTTCTGTTTTAGAAGAACATAATCTCCAGCCGCACTTTGAGATGTAGATGCTAGTTGAACATATTGCTTAGCCTCATAGCCTGTTACTGGCGCTGTTCCTGCGGTGAAAGCCTGAACAGAACCCGTAGTAGTCCCACCTGTGTATTCAAATTGAAATCGGTCTACAATATAAGATGTTGAGGTTGTGCCAGACGAGAAGGCTCTTTGATTTACATTACAGTCCCCATTGATAATTTTATTCTTACCAGCAGCATATTGCGCTGATTCCAATAGATTAACCGACCCTGAAAGATCGTTCATATTGGCAGCTGTTAATACATCGCCTGTTACGTAATCGTCTTTTACTGGAAATCCTATAGCCATCTATACTCCTTAGTAACTTAGGACATTATAGCCCAAAGTACCATAAATGCTATTATTTAGGATAAATGCATCTATAACGGGTTCTAGTGTCGTGAACGTAGTTTTCCAACTATTCGGGGTTATTGCCATCCGTACCCCAAAAATCTGTAAAGTTTTATCTATAGTAGATCCGCCAGGCTGAGTAGTAATTACTTCAATAGGATCAAAAAAATCTAAATCTAAGGCTGCCAGTATGCCTGAGTTGTAATTATCTGTGTATAGGTCTAAGACTATGGCATCGCATCTAATAGAGGTTTCCTGCCTGCTAGCCACATAAGCCAGAGCATAATCTAGGGCTACCGCATCTGTTTCCATAAGTAGGCCATCTAAAAAGTAGCTGTGAAGAAAGTATTTATCTATGCTGTCTTGGTCTAAAGCTACCTGTGGGCTACCACCAACTCTAGTAATTGTAGCCTTATTAAATATAAGCACATCATTTAATATCCAGGTAGCATCAAAGTAATCTATGCCTGTGCCATCATCTGCAAAAACTGTAGGTGTGCCACCGATAGAACTAGCTGTAACGCCTCGATCTTGAAATACAAATTCACCATTAGCATCTACATATAAAGCGCCATACTCTGACTGCGATACAACTTCTAATGCTTGTAATGCTGTGCGGTTAGTGCCTGGGTCTGCTTGTAATGTAGTTAAACCTGCATCGACATCACGCATGGTGGCTGGCCAGTCAATTTCATCTAATATCTCATTGATACGAGTACCTGATAGATCGCCAGCCGTTGCACCTGTTACAGTGCTTATCTGTGCTAACTGGGCTAATCTAAAAGCATCTACAGCTTGAATAGTGGTTATGGCTAATTCATCAAATCCTGAATCATCTGGGTATGTTGTAACGTAGCTGGTAATAAACCCTGAAAATATAGGATAAGTAACGCTGTTGTATGTAGCGCTTATCTGCACCTTCTTCATAGGTGTCAAAAATGTAAAGTATGGGCTAGATGTATTCTGTGGGTTAAAATCACCATTTTGATCTATTATGCGCAATGTAAGTGAGCCTGTTTGAAATGAATCACTAAGAGCGGTACGGCCTCGGTTAGTTTCTATGCGGTTAATTTGATTAGATACATCTACCACTAATGCAGCAGAATCGGCTAATATGTTTGTATCTAAAATACCTGTGCCAAGTATCATGGCCTGAGCAAAACTAGGGCCAGTACCAAAGTTAATTACTGCATTTATTACAGGTACTGTCATTATGGCAACTGTCCAGCGCCAGAAGTGCTATAACCATTTCTAGTCGCTTGTTGAATACTTTCAGCAATTGCTTGGCTCATCTTGTCGCCAGAGGCATCTATTCTTAAAGTAATAGCATCGGCTTGGGCTTGGTATCTAGCGGACATAGTGGCTAGAGATATAGCTTCTTGTGCAGATAAACCATAAGAGGCATTTAACTCTGGTGCAAGTTGTCTGATTAAAATATCGTATGGATCTGTAGATAATGGCGCTGCCCCACTTGGGCCTCTACCAGCTGCAAAGGCATCAGCCTGGGCTTGGTATCTAGCAGACATACCTGCTAAGGCCATAGATTCTTGTAGTGATAAACCTAGCGCTCTAAATTGTCCAATTAAGCCACTTATCATTTTATCGTATTTATCAGCGCTAGCTTCTAAGGCTTCTCCTAATTTCTTTGCTGCATCTGCCGCTTTCATTTCTTCTAATATCTTTTTGGCTAATGCTTCGTTATTATCTAAGATGGCTAACTGGGCTTTAATGCGTAATTTGGTTTCTTCATCTGTGGCTTCATTAAGCGCTTTTTGCAATCCAATACGCTCTACATCAAACTTAGCAGATAGTTCATCTACCGCAGTCTTTTTCTTTAATTGTTCGTTTTCAAGTTTTCTAAACTTTGTACTATCTTTAATAGTCTTTAATTCAATTCTTGATGCACTGCGCCTTGCATTATCTGGTAATTCTCTACCACCAAAATCTCTAGTGGCTACACCTGCCGCAGCGCTACCACCAATAATAGCAAAGGCTGCCGCAACAGCTTTAGGGCTTTTACTGGCTATAGCCAAAGCCAATAAACCAGCCTTAAAAGATGGGTTACTTACTAGGTCATTAAAGCCACTTACTAATTTAGCCAATTCTCTAATTGCAAACGCTATATTGTTGCCTAAGTTTTCAAAGTTGTCTGACAGATTCTCTATAGATTTGTCTTTACTTAGAATAATTAAAGCATCTACTAGTCCTGCGCCTATAGCCTTAGTAGCTTCATCTGAACTCTTTTTAAGCGCATCCATCTTGCCAGAGTAAGTATCTAATCTAGCCGATGCTTGACCTGAGAATTTCTTTTCAAGCTCTGCCATGATTTCATTCATATCGCCAGATTTAATTATGGATGCATCTATGCCTGTGTTTAATCCAGCCAGTGCTCTAGTTTGACCTCTTATACCAGCCGCTAATGCACCTACTACAGTATCTAGGCTTTGTCCAGTGCCAGCACTTATATTTAATGCAGCCTCTAGTGTTCTTTGTGATAAGGCGACTGATCTAGTTAAGTTAAGAAAGGTTTGAAATGGTCTACGTAGATCGGTTAATATCGCATAAGTTTTCTCTAAGCTTCTTATGTAATCTTCTACTTCATTAACCCTAAATGCATTACCTGTATTTTCTAGCTGTAATGCAAGCGATTTGGCTGCTACTTCATCCTCGGCAAACGCCCTAACTGCCTTCTTACTAAATGCAACAATAGCGGTAGCGCTAAAGGTAACTCCAAAGGTACGTGCTAAACTTTTTAACTGTTTATCAAATACATTGACATCTTGCTTGGCTTTTTTAAGTGCCTTACCATTCCAGGTAGCGAGTGCGGATACGACTACATTGGCCACTATGCCACCTTCTTTAATTCTGTTGTATCGTTAAAGTAATCAGCTGTAGCAGTAATGGCTTTAAGAATAGAATCGTAAATCTTAGGGCTATCTTTAGCCCAGGCCTTATAGATCAAGCGGCCTTTAGTTTTAGCCCCACCACTTCTAACATCTTTAATCTTTGGCTGTGATGTAAGAGGTGGCATATCTGTAACGAACTGATAGCCAGCAAACGGGTTATTAGAATTATATGATCGTGTAGATCGGCTTCTACTTTTAGCGCTACCAGACTTCTTAAATGCAACTGTGCCACCACCTTGGTTAACAGATGTAAATGGCGCTCTACCCTGTGGGTTTAATCGGCCAGAGGTTTCGTAAATACGACCAGCTGCGCTTACGTTGTAGACATAATTCTCTACTTGAAAACCATTTTTAAATCTTCTATTTTGGCCTTCTTTGTAACCTATGCCGCCTCTAACATTATTGTATTCGTATTTTGGAAATGGTCTGTAATCTACCTGTGAAGAGATTGGTTTAGACCAGCCAGATAGTACCTCTGTATTACTAGGCACATAACCTTTAGCAGTAGCTTCTACCTGGCGCATCATAGGATCTAAAACTGTTTTAATTCTGTCGTACATATCTTCATCAATAAAACTAAGGCCTTTCATTACATCTTTAACGCCTACGACCTCTGCTGGCATTTTTGATCTCCTTAGCTCTATCGGTTAATACTTGTACTATTGCCCGATACATTTCCGAGTCCATATTGATAAACTCGCTAGGCGGTATTCCAGTTTCTACGGACAGCTGTGCGATGCCGTAAAGGATAGAATCCCGCTGTGTTATTTTTTTTCTTCGTCTAATACCTCGACAGTTTCTAGGCTGTCTATAAACTCTGCATTAAATAAAGGTACTTGTGCACCTGATCTGCGCAAGCACTCCCAGGCTAACCAATAAATATGGGTTTGCTGTTCATGCTCACGCAGCATTTTGCTAATACCTGCATTGTATTTCAACTCGAAAGCGTATTCGACACCTGGTGTTATCTTGTGTTCTGTGACTTCACCAGTAGCCCTAGTAATCTTTAGCTTTGCCATTATTACTCCTTAGTTAAAATGGTACCGAAGGCGATACTGTGATTCCAGAGTTTACAGTAAATGTAACGCTAGATGTAGCAATTTCGGCTACTCCAGCTGATCCGATTGGAGTCAGGTTATTTACTAGGATTGAGAACTGGTAAGTAGGGTTAGCAGCTGAAACTGTAGTTCCCTTAACTGTAATTACTGATACAGCTAGAGTCTTGCCAAATGCCTCATTTAGAGTCTGGCTTATCTCAGATGTTGCCCAGTCGTTCATAAAGTCGATGGTAAATGTGCCTGATTGTAGACCTGCTACGAATCGGTGAGCGGTGTCACCCATCGCAGTAATCTCTAGCTCATCTACGATTTGGTTGATAACAGCGCTAGATACTAGGTCGCTAATATCAATAGATGGTGTAGTAGGCGCAGCGTTGGTCGCTAGCTTGATGCCTACGTTATTGTTTAAGTAAATTGCCACTGTTATTCCTCTTCCTTTTTAGATTGTGCTTTTTCTTTTGGTGCTTCTTTTATTTGGCCTGTCTTTATTAAGAAGGCTAAATCTTCTTCTTTGCTCATAATTAACTCCAGCTCGTTAGGATTGATACTGTTATTTCAGACACCAATAAATCGCCACTTTGAGCGCTTACGATTGCTGGAGCCGAAATGCTTGATATATTAAGTGTCAGCGCTGACGCTGCTAACTTTGTTACTACGGCTAATATGTAATCTTCCATACCAGCCAAGTTACCCTGGTTATCTAACGCAGGTTTAGTAATTAAGATTCTAAAGTTTGCTAAAGGTAATACTGTTACATGATCGTTATTGCTTGGCACTATGTAAGGATCGCCAGGAGTTATCGCTACTGCATTGGCGAGAAGAGTGCTTGGCGGGAAAGCAAAGACTGACCACACGCCAGCATTAGTAAGATCTGTGGCTAGTGTGCTACGTAGTGTGGTAATCGCAGCTGGCATATTAACCTACCAGTGATGCAGGTGATGAATATGGCTGGATGAGGCCACGCACTCGGTTAATCAGCTGATAACCCATCCGATAAGGGCTAGCACTGACCCCATCCATGCCTACCCCACCAGTCTGGCTCACTTGTCTTGCTTGCCATATGTCCACTGCAATTATCATCGCAGCTTCTCGTATTGCAGGGGTGCTCGCATAAGATTGGGTCTTGTGTTCTGGGCCTCTTGCGTTGCCATAAGGTACTACTTTATGAAAATTTTGATTAGCTGCTGTTTTTGCATATTGCACAAATGAATAACCATTAGGGTAATTGGCTTGGCCATATTGATACATAAATACTGGAATTAGATTAGTAGTGCCTGTGCTTGGCGGTATTGTGCCAGTGATTGTGTAAGTGCCATTAAATGTTGAACCACAAGCGCTTACTACTATTTGTTGACCTGTTACAAATGCGTTTGGATTAGCCAGCATAAGTGTTGCCACGTTATCTTGTAATGCTGTGCCTACTACTGGGGCATCATTGTGCCATAAGTATTGTTGGATTAAATCTTCTGCCGATTGACAACATTCTTCCACAGTCGCATCAGAGTAGAGTGAACCAATACCAAGATTTGCCCTTAACTCGGCTGTCGTAACAAACGTTGCTGGCATCTCTACTCCTTTGCTAATAGCTCTCTGGGGCTAGGGCTACTAAACCCCAGAGATTCTTAATTGATTATCGGGTGTTATCAGGTCTTCTTGTACTTGATAATTCCGTTAGGCATCTTGGCGATTGTTGCCATGTATCCGTAGATTGCTACCTGTACTTGTAGGTTTGATACTACGTTAACAGACATGTAAGCCTGTGGTGAGCGATATACAGTAAATGCTTCTGGTGCAAGGATTACGGCAGAATCATCATCAAATGTAGTTGCTGAGAAGTTCTTGTCTACGTATAGATCAAGTCCTAATACTGAACCACGAATTGATTGTGGGCCAACTTGTCCAGCTGCGTTCATAGGTTGTAGAGCATTAAATACTGGGCGCTTTGTTGTATCTTGCGCACCAATTAACGCACCCCATTGTGCTGGGTTAGCGATGTAATTCTGTGCAAAGTAACCTGTGTTTGAGTAAATAGTACGTGCACCTTCAGTTGTAAATGCAACGATACCATCTAGATCTGCGGATGTATTTGTACCATTCATACCAGCTGCAAGTAGTGCAGTTAATACAGTTGTATCAATTGTCTTCAAATAAGCTAGAGAAAGTTGGTTAGTCAACTCCTCATAAAATCCAGGATACCCAGACCTCTCGAGTAGCTCCACGGATAGCGTATTCATGCCTGAGTACTTGGATACAGTTCCTGAAAGATAGGCGCTGACCATATCTGTATTTGACACTGCGCCGCCTTCGGCTTCTACAGTTACAGTTGGTGCTACACC